GTTTAACTCTATGCCACACAAAACTAGGAAACACAATGATAGATCCTTTTGGTAATATCTCTTTGCATTGTATTCTATGTTTCGATTCATCTCGCATATGTGGATCATAGTTTCTAAAATCAAATTCTAATTCACCACCCTTATATTCTGATCCATCTGTTAACTGACAGGTCATTGATAGTTTTCTAATCTTACCATTGTCAGGATGATCTTCTCCTTTATCGTAAGGTTTATCAAAACTATCACAGTGCCAATCATAGTATTGGTTTAATTTATATTTTGTAAATTGACAAGACTCACTTCTTTCCCAATCAAAATTCCAACCAGCGTTTCTATTTGCTTCGTGTACATATGGATGTAATTCTTTATATATCCAAGTATCATTTAACCAAACTAAATCAGAATTTCTTTTTCTTTTTAAATCTTTAACTTCTTCTTTGTTTAATGGTTTATTGCCTTTTTCTCTTCCATAACCACCAGTAAGGGCCATTGTTTCTTTTTGTTGCAATGCGTATTGTATTACATCATCACAAAATTTAGGTGTAAGAACACCACTAAAATACCAATAATAATTAGATATATTCATAAGTTATTGTCTGCACAAAATTTAAACTATCCTTTTGATTATTGGTTAAGTAATACATATTAGTTGATGGAAACATTATAAACATATTATTTACAAGTGGTATGTCCCAAGATCTACCTTTACGCCTGTTATCTTCATAGTTTATTCTGATCATACAATCTTTTACTTTGACACCATAAAGAAGTGTATAATCTGGAGAGTTACGTAGATCCACTGGATCAATGTTTAGTAATGGAATTGTAGTCTCGCCGGGTTTATAGATATTTCCCCACGTTTCTTTGTTGATTAAATTAAAACCATATTCAAGATTAACGTAATCTCGCATATATGTATTTAACATATCCCAAGTTCTTGAGAATGGAAATTTTTTGTTTTGAATTACTGATTGTAAAATGTCGCCTGATAATTTATCTCGGTCAATGTCCCAATCTTTAGGCATTGCTACATCACCGTAATATAATGCTATTTCAGATAATACTTTCTTCTGCATACCACATACCTTTTTAATTTATGCTTTTGCGTCTGTCAAGTCCCAAGATTGATTAGCTTCATTCCAAGAATATCCCCACATATGAGTGTTATCTTCATTTTGTGATTGTTGCTCTTCAGTTAATGTTGGAGCATCACCGATTGGTGATTTCCAAGATGCAGTTGTTGTATCTTTTACCCAAGAAGCAAAAGGTTTTTTAGGCCAAAAGATTTGATCATCTTCATCCCAAGTATAACCTATGCCTGCATAGTTTCCTCTAAATGCTTTAGAGTCATCACCTGACTTATGCTTGTTACCTACAGTATTGTAAGATGTTTGAATCCACATTTGTGCAGGCCAGTTGTTGTGAGTTTCTAACCACTGTTGACCTACTGATTCATCCTCAACACCATCAGCATTTAACATCTTATCATTATCCATAGTTAACACTTGAATAACTTTTCCGTTAGCTCCTAGTTTTGCAAAATGTGCCATAATGTTTCTCCTTATATATTAATTTTAATTGTCATTCAACTATTGAAATTTATACCTTATTATTACTACTCCAGATCCACCAACACCACCCGCTGATCCACCACAAGCACCAGCTCCTCCACTAGCTCCACCACCAGTATTAGCTGTTCCGTTTTGCCCTACTGTTCCTGCTACTCCAGGTGAGTTTCCTCCTCCACCAGTTCCACCTGTTTGAGAAGAACAATTTGCAAAACCATTTCCAGCACCTCCACCTGCTCTTGTAACAGATGAGGCTGTAATTTCTGTTGCTACACCATTTCCACCATTTCCTCCTGCTGTAGGTCCTGTACCTGTTGTACCCACAGCTCCGGCACCACCTCCGCCACCACTACTAAAATTAGGAGGGGTTCCACTTGCACCACCAGTAAATCCTTGAGCTGGACTAACCGAGGGATCATTACCAGTTCCACCTGGTTGTTGTGTAGTATGATTTACAGCTCCTCCGCCACCAGAACCACCTGGTTGTGCTGCAGTAGCTGCATTAGGATATGGAACGCCTGGTGTCCATCTTCCGGATGCACCACCTCCGCCACCAGTAGAAGTTATAGTTGAAAAAACTGAATCACCTCCTTTTCCAGCAGCTGTAGCAGAAACAGGTCCAGATGTTCCACCACCTCCAACTGTTATTGGAAAACTTGTAGCTGTAACTGATATGGCTCCAGCACCTTCTAAAGGTGATGCTGTATAAGAAGTAGTTGGAGATTTATCTTCTCTAAATCCACCAGCGCCACCTCCGCCGCCGCCCCAACTTGAGCCAGGAGTTCCTGATCCACCACCACCTCCACCTCCTACTACAATATATGAAACTTGATTACAAGCAGGTGTATTAGCAAGTGCACTTACAGCAAAAGTACCTGGTCCTGTAAATGTATGAATTTTGCAATTTCCTGATTCTGTTTCTGTTCCACCTGTTGCCATAACAAAACCTGTTGTACCAGTTTGAGATGATTGAGTTTCTTGAACATTAATCCAACCTTCTGTTGCATCTACAAAAACAAAAGTTGCTGATTGACCATTAACATTTAATTTTGCATCTCCTGCTATACCACCAATTTTATTAGAGCCATTTGGGGAAATGGTTAAATTGTTATTGTTAAAAGTTCTTGTATAATCTGCAAAAGCTACGATTGCCCCAGCAGAACCTGCAGGTAAATTACAAGTTACTGCTCCACTTGATGTGTCAACAAAATAACCCTCTCCACTCGTTGCAGTAAAAGTAGTAGTTTTAATTGAACTTGTTTGCCAGTCTACTGAACCCTCTCTACCAAAACCTGTCTGCGTTCCATTGTTCGTAATTGTTGCACCAGCAGGAATGACAAACGAATCGCCACTATCTCCTAACGTAACAGTACCACACGCTGCTCTTGGACTAATTTTATTTACTTTTATTTCACTCATAATTTACCTATTGAACTTTATACCTTATTATTACTATTCCAGAACCGCCATTAGCACCACAAGGTACAGGTGCTGCCGCTTTTCCACCGCCAGCTCCACCACCTGTGTTAGCTGTTCCAGCGGGTGCATAGTCAGTAGCACAAACGTGTCTACCATTTCCACCACCACCTGAACCACCAGCTCCTGGTGCCCAACCTGAACCACCTCCACCACCAGCTCTTGTAACAGATGATCCTGTAATTGAAGTTGCTACACCATTACCACCAGCTCCACCAGCAGAACCAGGTTCACTTGGACCACCTGTTCCTTGAGAACCTGCGGTTCCAGCGCCTCCACCACCTGCTGCCGCATAGTAATATGCTCCTCTAGCAGATGCACCATCAGTTCCTTGTGCGGGTGTAGTTGAAGGAGTATTACCTGTTCCACCAGATATATTGTAAGGAGTTACGGGAGTAGGGGGTGCACCTACACATTTAGCTCCGGCACCTCCACCAGAACCACCATTTCCTCCTGTAGCAGCAGCACCTTGAGGGGCTGGCGCAGGTGGTCCACCACCATATCCTCCACCTCCTCCACCTCCAGCAGAAATGATTGTTGAAAAATTTGAATTTGCTCCTTGAGTGCCTTTAAAAGTTGAGGGTGTTCCACCAGCTCCACCACCACCAACTTGTATTGGAAAAGCTGTTGCTGTTACTGTAACTCTATTTGGAGCGTTTGGATAACCATCTAAAGGGCTAGCAGTATACGGTGTTGCTGGAGATTTAACTTCCCTAAATCCACCTGCTCCGCCGCCTCCACCTCCACAACTAAATCCACCACCTCCGCCACCACCAATAACAACATAAGATACTACATTTTCAGAAGCAGTGGCCGATATTTGACTTACTGTAAAAGTCCCAGGACCAGTAAATGTATGAATTCTGTCATTTCCACAATTTGATTCTGTTCCACCTGTAGCAACAATAAAACTAGAACCACCTTGTGTAAATTCATTTTCGTGAACTGTTTTCCAACCGACTGTTGAATCAACATAAACAAATGTTAGACCTTGACCCTCTGTGCTTATAATTAAATTTCCATCAGCAATACCACCATTAATTTTTTCTCCACTTGCTGGAGTTACTGTAAAAGAATTATCATCAAAAGTTTTATTGTAATCTTGTATTGAAACTATTGCACCTGCTGAACCAGATGGCATAGTCATTACTACAGCTCCTGCTGTCGTATTAATAAAATAACCCTCACCATTTGTTGCAGTAAAGTCTCCTGTTTTAGGAGTTGTCTGCCAATCAACAGTTCCCGTTCTACCAAAACCTGTCTGTGACGCACCTGATGCAAGTGTCACTGTTTTACCAGATTCACCTAAAGTTAATGTAGATCCTGATTCTGTTGTTACTGTATTTACTTTAATTTTACTTGTCATAATTATTGAAATTTATACCTTATTATTACTATACCTGAACCTCCTGCTCCACCACCTCTTTGTGTATTATCTGGACCTACTGTTTGTCCACCTCCACCACCACCACCTGTGTTGGGTGACCCTGCACTTCCAACTGATGGACCTAAAGCTCCAGAACTACATGCACCTGGTCCTCCACCGCCTGTTCCTCCCGCTCCTGAACCTGCTGGACCTGAGTGACCACATCTATAAGCTCCACCACCACCGCCTCCAGCTCTTGCAGTCGGTGATGCATTAATACTTGTTGTTGCTCCTGCTCCACCATCACCACCTTTAGGCACAGTCGCAGCGCCTCCAATAGCTGTGGCTCCACCACCTCCGCCTGCATTAGCAGCGTTAGCTGGATAAGGCGATTGACTACCTGCTCCACCATTTTTTCCTTGAGCTGGACTTACCGGAGGTGTGTTTCCTGTTCCTGCAACTGCACCAGCTGGATCTCCAGTTGCTCCTGCTCCACCACCACCTGAACCACCATCTCCTGCAGAAGAAGTTGCACCTCTGAAATTTCCACCTCCACCACCTGCTGAAGTAATAGTTGAAAATACTGAATTAACTCCTACAGTCCCTGTTCCACTACATGGTCCTCCAGCCCCACCACCACCTACTTGGATTGGATAACCTTGAACTGAAACAGGTAAATTAAATGTTGGACCTGAAGTTGCGTTTAATGGACTTGCTGAATAACAATCTGATGATGCTTTAGATTCTCTAAATCCACCTGCTCCACCGCCACCACCAGCAGAATAACCACTACCTGGTCCACTAACACCTGTTCCGCCACCACCACCACCACCAGCGACAACCATATAAGAAACTGTATTTGATCCAAATGCGTTACCCCCATCAGACACACAAAAAGTGCCCGGACCAGTAAATGTGTGTATTCTAAAATTTCCAGAACAACTGACTGTCCCACCTGTTGCTGATATAAAACCTGCTGCATCAACACTTTGTGTTGAATCTTGAACTGTTTGCCAGCCTCTTGTTCCATCGACATAAAGTAAAGTAATAGATTGATTTGAAACTGATAAAACCGGATTTTGTGCTATTCCACCAATAGGTTCACCATTTCTATTAATTGTTACATTATTAGTTCCCCATTTTCCTGCATAATCTTGTAAAGAAACTATATCTCCAGCTGAAGGTGAGGCAGGTAGCGTTACTGTTATTGTACCGCCTGTTGTATCAACAAAAAATCCATCACCACTTGTAGCTGTAAAATCAGTAGTCTTTTTGGTTGTATTCCAATCAACAGTTCCTGTTCTACCAAAACCAGATTGAGTAGCACCGCACGCAAGTGTGACTGCTGTGCCTGATCCACCTAAAGTTAAAGTTGAACCACTTTGTTTATCTATTGCATCTACTTCTATCTTTGACATTATACTATTACTAAAGTCCCCGTCACTGTTATAGTTGCAGGAACAGTAATAGGTCCTGCAAGAACTGCACTGTCTATTGTTTGAGTTCCGTCAATTGTTGACGCTTGATTTTTTATAAATTCATCTGGAGATGTTTGACCCCCAATGTATTGAACACCGTTTACTATTGCCGT